TTTCTTCATTCTCTTCTGATTCTGTTGTTTTCTTGGTCTTTTTAGCTGGTTTGATTGGCTTACCGTCTTTCAGACCATTATTTTTCTCATATTCAGCGATAGCATCCTTTTTCGCTTTTTCTACTGCGGATGTATCTTCAAGATCAGGAAGAATATTGTCTTTGAATAAGGCTACATAAGTAGCAATATCTTCTTCTTTTTCGATTTTGAAAAGTTTCTGAACCTTAGAGGCGTACTTTTCGTTTACACTAGCGGCTTTCAAGCCTTTCTTAATAGCATCAATGATTATCATAACGATTTTCTATTAAAATATAAGGGGAGTAATTTTTTCCTTCCGATATATTTTATTCCAAAATCAATGAGTATATTTGCAATATGGATAAGAAGAAAGAATATAAGGAGAAAGCTAAGATCCTCGCTCTACAGAATGGATTCGATCAGGTTTCCTATTATGGAGAGTGGAAAGGCTATTTGGCATATACAGCATCCCGGAAAGAAGACAAGGAATGCTGCATTGGATATCCTCAATTTATCCTTGTAAAAGATGATACTGGACATTTAGCACCATATACACAATCGGCAGATATTATGGGGATTACTTCTATGCCAAAAGGCTATACAGAGACACTACTATAATTTCTTCACTACTCCGTTGATAATATCAGTATTTACTAGAAGATTATCCACGCGAAGTACATTAACGCCATTTTGTAGTTTAATTCTCTTCGATAAATTAGCCCAGTTTACAATTTCTCCATTTTGAGGGTCATAAATAACAATTTTCCCATCAGTCTTTTTCTCCAAAGTTATTATGTGTCCCGAATTACCACTTTTCCAAGAAAAATCAATATGATATCTTCCAGGTTCTTTTACCAATTCAATAATATCTTTAGTAAGGGCACTTATGTTTTTACTTTTTAAAGCACCGGTTCTGGTTATATCGTATACACCTCCTGCTTTCTTTTTGACAGGTGTTGTCATTGTCTTTGGGTCAATCCAAGCCCAATTTGTTTTACCAGATAGTTCATAAGGAATATTCCCGGCTTTCTTTAGGTTCGGTAATGCTGTCACATCATATCCACGCCTTCTCAATTCATTGGAAACAACGCATGATTGACAGTTTACACCATATTCATATCCTTTGCCGAAGTTTATATTTCCCCGTAGTTCATTAGCTTCTTCGAAAGTCATTTCTTTACCTCTCTTGATGCCAATTTTTTGCTCAATCTTGGTTTGATTGAAGTTTCTCACAAATCGTTCATCCCATCTTTTTTGAATATCATTTTTCTCAGCATCGGTCTTGATGCGCTTTGTTCTTGATACTTTAATGACTTCGGGTGTAGTAGGCTGGGGAGTTCTCTCTCTTTGCAAATCTCCTTCTTCGCTAAAGTTGTCCTTATACCAAAAAGCAGATTGCACCCTGTTTTTATTTTCGTCAACAAAATCCTTTGCTGTTTTGGGAATATCTGTTATAACCTGTTCTTGCGCAACTGTATCGTTTAGCAGGAAATCAGCAAAGCTGTCCGGTTCCATCGTGATCGGAGTAGCAAAACAGATACAGAAAGGATGAAAACCTGTAAACTTGAACGTTTTCGGATATTTACCTACCATTGCATCACATATCTTGCATGGTCCGCGATTATTTGCTGAGCGGTGTATCTCGATGCCTAATATAAAATCCTGTTCGCTCCAACGTTCATAGTCCGCGGTACGATAAGACATATTGGTCGATGTAGCTGTAAGACGTAATGCGTTCATCTTTGAACTACGATATATACCTTGCCCTGGGTGATAGTTCTTCATTGGTTGGGACATAACAAGTTTCCCATCTTTATCCTTTACCCGGCGAAACCGTTTGTCCGGTTTATTTAGGATTTGTCTAAGATCTTGACCTATCTGTGAGGAACTTCTACCAACAGATAGACCTGTCTGCAGATAATACTCGAGTTGTGTTTTTGTCTGATCTGCAAGATTCCATACCATTGGAGACAGATTATTGCCACGTGCATCAAGCCCTTTCCTAAGCTGAGAGAGTGCGTCTTTGTTTGTAGCAAACATTCCTTGTTTCCTTACAGAATCAATGGCCATACCCTTGATGTATTCTGTTATAAAATCTTCATTCTTCATTTCAGAGCGCTTCCATGCGTCTATATTGAAGACTGTAAGATTTGTGAGAAGAAGAGACTGCAACTTATCCAACTCCCGGTCCACACATTTTTCGACAACTTGATTACGTAGCCATACATTATCACTGCTACGATCTGCCCATTGTTTGAGAAATGGGGTAATAGACAGAATAAATCGATTAAAGATATTGGCTACTTCGCTTTGCTGAGCCAATACCTTTTGTATATGCTGCTTGTCGTAGAATGTTAGCCCTTTCATTGATATATCTGTCCTAACGGATTGTTATTGACTGAAGCCGCTTGTTCTTCCTGTTTCATTTTCTCAATTTCCTCTTTTACATTCTGAGTATAAGGAGAACGTGCGGTAAGTGTTTCCTGGCTGTTGATTGGTTTCCCACCTCCGGCTGTTGATAGATTCTGTAAGTCTTCTACTAAATTCTTCGGGAGAATAGAGCCGAAAGACACCTCAAAATAATTATTCATTATAGCATTGGAATTTTTAATATGTGATATATTCGCCATGCCTGCTTGTACAATAGCCACACATCGTTGTACTACCGGTCCGAAGATTTCCATTTGTTCCGTAGCCTTAATTTTTGCATCAATGGTCATAAACTCACGGGAGACGCCTGATAGGTCACCTATGCCAATAAGATTGTCAAACGACAAATCAGGACATGATGCACCAGAGAATATTTCGTGGCGTTCATTACTAATCTCTTCCTTTTGTGAATCTATGGACTGTTGCCATGATAGGTATTCAGCATCACCATGATACGCAGTGCCGGTATCAGGGTCAACTTCCATAGAAAAGTTTAATTCTTTCCCTACTGTATCTTTTGATGGGAGATTCGACAAACCGAAAGATTTTAGCATTGGGTCTCCGAAGTAGTCGTTAGTGTCTGACATTCTAGAGATCCGCATTTCATAATGGTCCATGAGTAAAGCGACATCTTCCCAGTCCGGTTGATCTACCTCTGCATATACTACAGGGATTTTGCCGAATAGGTTCTTATCTGACTTGATTTCCCACTGGCCCCCCTTATTTATAGCTGTGATAACATTGTCTGAGGTGTATATTTTGACACACTCGTAGGTAGAGTAGCCAATCTTGGTTGTGAACTTATGAATGAAAGCATCCATATCATCATCATCGTCAAAATGTGGATAGAACTCATAAGTAACGTTATCATCCTTTGGCAAAGAGAGTATCTTGGCTTTCAGTTCTGGGACTTTTTTCCCATTTACAACTTTGTTTACAGGGTAAAATACGATAGCGGCTTTTGTTTCTGACAACACCTTACGGGCAAAGCTCATAAGTACTGACTTCATTTTGAGTTTGCGGACAAATATCTTTTTGAAATCCTCCAAGCTTGCATCATCTGTATTATCTGCTGTGATGGTCATATCTCCGCCAAATAAAAAAGCTGCTGCTGTGCGGACAATCTTCTTTGGGATATTGGTCACTATTTTGGCTACAGGAACAGTTTTATCCTCTAATCGTTTAGGCTCCATTTTACCCGTTTGGGTATTCAATTCTTCTTCTGTTTCAGAATAGACAGCTACTGTCTTAGGTTCACGGAAACCAACGGATGTAGTGCGACGGTTACGCTTACCATTATACTCTTCTAAATATTCCCGTGGCTCACGATTTTCTATGGTGTCCACGCAAAGATCACTAACAACCCTTCCAAAGTCGTCTTGAACTAAAATCTCACTAATTGATGGCATATACTTTTCTCTTAAAATATATGGCAAACAATATTTATCCACGACCCACTTTACGAGTCGATGTTTTTAATTTCAGACCAAGTGATTCGGCAAACTCAGCGAGAATTGTCATACCATCCGGTGCATCGTCATGAGCATTATCACCTTCGCGTTTATAGCTGGTAAGTGCTTTCATGAAACGACCGTAGTCTGATCCTTTGGTGTACTCCGATTCATCGAGAAAAGCGCAATACTTTTTAATCCAGCCAGCTTTCATGATAATACGTGTTTCTTTATGCTGAGTAGTAGGACGAGCCTGTATTGCACATATCTTCTTTTCAGCTGCTACCATCCTGCGTACATGAATTGCAAATATACGTCCTCCATTGTTTGACTCTATACGCATTTGATCGCACTCTGTATCAATAACCATTTGTGCTAGGCGTGGTTCAGTAACTTCTACAGGGTCTTTGGTAAATAGAACGTCCGTAATAAAGTACTTCGGTCCGAATACCTTTGCGAATGGTGCGCAAAAATCATCATCTCCCTTGTCTGCTGTATCGCAAGCACCAAGTACACCATCAGGTTTCTTTCCTGCAATATCAACACTATTGAAGCGCATAAGAGAGGATTTTGGGAATAACAATCCTTTGGCTTCGAACGGCTCTTGCATATATTCGGCCATCCAGATACTTTCATCAGTTTCAGAACGAAGTTCCCTGTAATACTCTGTTGTATGTACATCAGCGCAGAAAGTTTCTTCGTTTTCATCAAGAGCGGCAATTCGGATGATTTCATTGTACTTACCGGCTTCTTCTAAACGTCCGAGGACGTCACTAGAGGACCAGCGAGTACCAATATCAATAAGGCAACAACTTCCTTCAATACGGGAGTCGTGCGTACCTTGCTTCCATGACCATACCTTCTCATTGTTATTGTCAGATAGTGCATCCTCCAGACTCTTGTACAAG